GTGAAATGAACCAGTACAACGCGATTAACTCTAATCCTACTAATGGTAGTGCCACTGTCTTAGAACCAATCGTGAATGTCTACGTCATGGAAGGACAAACCGCTGACGTGACTAGAAATGATGATGGTTCATTAGATGTTCGCATTAGACAGATTGCTGGAGAAGTTGCAGAACAGGTTTTCTTACAGGGAATTCAAAACCCTAATAGTAGAATCAGCAAGGCATTCAAGCAAAACTACAATGCAACACCTAGACGGCAATAATTAGTAGCCACTTCGGTGGCTATTAAATTTATTCTTTGATAGATTCTAATCTTCTTAATTAAACTTTATGGAAAAGAAGAATGAGTAGAAATGATACTAATTTATTGATAAAAGCAATTTCTGAAAATGCACATAGAGAAGATTATTATCCAGATTTCTATGTGACAGTCGGGGTTGGTGGCAGCGTAATTACTGGTACTGCAATCAGTGAAGAAGAATTTTTCGAACTCGAAGAAAATTCACTTTGGAAGGAATTCTTTTATTCCCATATCAAAGAGCCGAGAGAAGAGATAATTAAAAAGTTAGATGATGGTGAGGAAATTAAATTTCCAGACTCACTTAAAGAACATTTTTTGTATCTTAAAGATGCAAAATATATTCAAAACTCAAAATTGTTCCCAGCTGAGGGCAGACCATTAAGTATTCAGATCCGTGTTTCTGATATTTCAACTTTAAGCCTTGTTGAATTTTGTCAGGGCAGGCCTGCTGATGAGCAAAACACTTAATTAGAAGTACTACGTATAAGAGAAAACTGTAAACGGTATGTAAGTAAAACCGTTTGAAGTTAACAGTATAAGAGAGAACAAACGAAGAGCTGCCTAAGGGCGGCTTTTTCTATTTCTGAATGCGGAAAAACCGCAGGATGAACTAAAAAATTGAAGGATTTAAAATCCTGAAAAAGCAAAAACCCCGATGTTGACGCATCGGGGTTTTTTTACAACTTAACCAGAGCAAGATTAAGGAGATATACAATCTATATGAATAATCATACATCAAAATCACAGTTAAAGGTAGATGGTAAAATGAGTGAATCAGGTGCCGATCGTGTCGGATTATTACAAGGTGTAGCTTATATAATTATTGCTCTTTCTGTTCTGATTACAGCAGTTGGAGGTGTACTTTGGCTCTTAAAATAATCTCTAAACTTAAATTTTAAAACCGACCCAATATGAGGTCGGTTTTTTTATGAGGCAATTATGAACACATTAAAATATTGCTCAACACAAGAGGGTTACTCCGCTAGTTTGAAGAGTGGAGTAATCTCCCAAGAATTAGATGGAGGTGCACCACGTTACCGAAGAGCAGTGAAGAACGGGTATCACACTGTCAATGTTCAATGGAAAGTCTTTGATGTTGGGTTTCAATATCTTGATGCGTTTTACAATGTTTGGTGTGAGACTCCTGGGCGGAGGTTTTATGCTTCACTTCGCGTAAATGGTCCAGAGTTTAAGCCGTATGAATGCTACTTTGTTGAAGACAGTTTTCAACTATCAAGTATGCAAGGTCCAGTTTACACTGTGACAGCTCAATTACGAGTTAAGCCTATTGTAGATTCGGAGCTAAACAAGATCATTGTTGAGACTGGCAACGATGGGGAGGACTTAGCATCGTTATTCAACCCACTCGAAGAACTGGTAAATGACGATCTGCCAAGAGCGATGGAGGGTATTTAGATGCCTGACTATACATCCTTCTTTCTAAACTCAAGCAGTGGTGTGGTGCCATTGGAATGTGTTGAGATTTCTCATCCTGACTTTACAGAGACTTTCCGCTTCGTCAAAAACGACACTAAAGGTGTGACAGTTAAGCATGGGGTGGCAGGGCCAGATGTTACTTATGAATATCAACCTATGTCCATTCAACGCTCTACAGTCACAAACGACCTTGATCAAAAGCTTAGCCTAACCATTGCTGATGTTGACGATGAACTAATTAAATCGGTCGTATCTGCTCGTTTAGGCACTAACTGGAAGGTCAGACCTTCTGTTAAATGGCGGTTGTATCGTGATGATGATTTAACTGCCCCAATGGTGTCGTTACAGACCTTAGAGGTTGCTACTCTATCTAAAGATGGCTCTGGCAACTGTACTTTTGATGCACAAGCGCCAGAGCTTAATAGCGTAAAGACAGGTGAAATCTATTCTCTAGAAAGATCCCCATTGTTACGGGGCATGATATGAACCTAGACCATTGGACTAAAGACTATACCTGTAATGAATTTCTATGTGATGCATGGAAAGATGTCACAGGACGTGACCTTAAAAAGCGCCTAGACAGATTTTTAAATGGAAAGGGGAGCTTCAAAAAGTTAAAGGAACCCATTTCCCCATGCATTGTATTTTTTACGAATGGCACAAGAAGCTCGACACATGTCGGGCTTTTTTATGGCGACAAGGTTTTGCACTTAACAGGTCGTGGTGTGCAGTACGTTCCACTTGAAATTATTTCCATGAATTTTCGGGAAACGAGGTTTTATAAATGAGTTTGAAAAAAGTCATCATCGTTCCTGATGTTTATGATCGGTCTACATGGTCAGAAGCAGATGTGGAGGATGTTTTAGCATATATCTATCAGCAGTTTGATGTATGGCCTGAGAACGCAAAGATTTACCACAACCAGATTGCAGAAAGTTGTGATGTAACTCCTAACCATCCAAAAAGAATTAATGCACAGATTGAGCACATTCAAACATTGGAAGGTACTTTCTATGTAGTGATTGAGCCAGCATGGCTGCAAATTTTATTCTACGCAATTGTTGCCATTACTGCGGCATATAGTCTTTATACCGTTTTGACTATGCCAAAACCTCAGGCGCCAACTGTAGGTTCATCAAATAACGAACTAGCACAACGCTCTAACCAAGCTCGATTAAATGGACGTATTCCTGATATTTTTGGTCGCGTTCGTTCTTATCCTGATCTCATTGCGCAACCATACACTTATTTTGACGGTGCAACAGGCAAAGAGATTGAATATTGCTTGATGGTGATTGGTCGAGGTTACTATCAAATTAAAGATTGTCGAGATGGCACAACTGAGGTTTCAGGAATTGATGGGGTCAGCGTCTCAATTTATGATCCAGGTGTATCCATTGTGAATGGAATTCCAACATATCAAGTTGGAGAGGCTTTCACCGAGCCACCATTATCTGTAATCAAATCAAGCGCAATCAATGGCCAAACTCTGCAATACCGAAATGATCAAAAAATTGAGTCAAGCCTGATTTACTTTCAATACCCAAATCTAATTAAGACATCTGGTTCAACAATGGATTTCACTACATTGTGTACTGCTAACGATATTGTTGCCATTTATAATGCTAGATATGGTGTGCTTGATGTTATGCTATCAGGCGAAATCATGGTGACAAGTTCGGGTTCCGTCATCATTGAATCTACAACCAATATTGCCAATGAGAACACATTCAAAGGTTTGTTACTAACAGGGGCGCTTGTTGATATCTCTACAACATCGGGTGATCCGCCAGAAACAACTGTGACCAAGCGAGACTTGTCTGGTCAGTATGTCATTTCAGGCATTACTAAAACTGCCATTTCAGGTGGTTTTCATTATGAGATTGTTTTGTCAAACCCAAACACAGTGAACTCAAATTGGCAGTATGTGAATGATGACTATACGCTTACATCTGGAGCACTTTTAAATAAAAACACTCAAGGTATTAATCTTGATGGTTCTTATACGATTGCGACAATTACAGCAGATACGATCACGCTTGCACCACCATCATCTGTAAATAATGAATGGGACAAGCTATCAACGCTGTCAAACCAAAACACCACTGGCCAAGACGTTTTAGTGCGTTTAGATGGTTCAACTGACAAGTGGGTGGGGTGGTTTAATATTGCCAAAAATGATGCCACCGGCCTGTTTTACAATCTTGTGTATCCGCAAGGTTTGTATTGGCAGTCACGTTCTGGTCGGCAAGATGCTCACCCAAGCCGCATCAAAATTGAATATCAGCAGATCGACAATAATAACGTACCGTTCGGAGCGATTTATTCAAATGAGTTCTATATTTTTGATAGGAAGCTCACGCAGTTTGGTAAGTTGGTCACCGTTGATTTTCCGTTTACTGGCTCATTCCGATTCCGTGTTGCACGTTTGACAAATGATGATTCAAATGCACGTGCAGATGTCAAAATTAAAGATGTTTTTGGGTTTTCTATCTCGGATAAAGACATTTACAACAATGTGACTGTATTGCGTTCTCGAACAGTTGCTACCGATGGCGCCCTAAGCATCAAAGAACGCAAGCTGAACTGTTTAGTGAATCGCAAACTACCGCTTAATGGCACAGGGCCTTTACAGGTCACACGTTCAGCAGGTCAGGCACTCATTAATTTGGCTTTAGATGAGCACATTGGTCGTCGAACAAGTGAAGAAGTAGACATTGCACAAATCAATGCAGAGATTGCCAAAGTTAATGCTTATTTCGGTTCAGACCTCATGTCTGAGTTCAATTACACCATTGATGATGACAATCTTAGCTTTGAAGAAATCGCGGGAATGGTCGCTAGTTCTGCTTTCTGTGAGCCGTATCGGTTCGGAAGTCTAACCCGTCTCAAGTTTGAGCAGCCACAAGAAAATGCTGTCTTACTTTTCAACCATCGAAATAAAGTGCCTTTAACTGAAAAGCGCTCTTATACATTCGGTGTGCAGAAAGACTATGACGGGGGAGAGCTTGAATATACTTCTGATGTCGATGATGCGCGTGTGAAATACATCATTCCTGAAGACATCACGCCTAAGAATCCGTTGAAGATTACTACAACTGGTATTCGCAATGAAGCTCAAGCGAAAGTACGAGCGTGGCGTGAGTGGAATAAGCTTCGCTACAAGTACATGTCTTGTGAGGTTGAAGTACTAGACGAGTCGGAATTGCTGATTCGTAATGACCGTATTTTGGTGGCAAACAACACAATTGTAGACACTCAAGATGGTGAGATTGAGTCAGTAGATGGCTTGATCGTTAGAACCTCACAACCATGCACTTTTGAGGCAGGTCACGACTACTACATTTATCTTCAAATGTCTGATGCCACAGTGGATATGGTGCCATGTACAGCGGGTGCTGATAAATACCATGTAGTGCTTAGTCGGCCGCCAGTACAGCCTCTTGTAGTTAGTGACGATCGATACGTTAAAACGCTCTACACATTAGTTCGTGCTGATCAAACCGAAGTACAAGCCTTCATGCTTGAAGAGCTACCCCTCCAACTCAAATGACCAATACGCTTAAGGCTTCTAACTACGATGCCAGATTCTATGAGCGTGACCATGACTTTATTTAATTAATTAACAGAAATCCAAGCCCCTTATTCGGGGCTTTTTTTATGCTTGGAGAAAAGTAATGGCTGACGAAATCATTACACGTCAAGAACTCGTAGATGCAAAAATAGATGCAAAGGACTTGGGGGAATGCATTCATGGGAATGAGACAGGTATAGTTAATCCAAGACTAGGAAATCCGTACCCAACACTTCCTGCAGCAGTTCAAAAAGTCATGGAGTCTGGAGGCTTTGAACCATTTCCAACTGAAGCTAACCTACTGGCTAGCACACCGACTGTTTCACCCAAAGCTGCAAAAGCGATGGACACAAAAAAAGTATGGTATTGGGGTAAATATAGCGAAGATGAAACTGTTGATTCATGGCATGACACGGGATTAAGTGAACTTGATCAAGCAAACCTTTACACAGATAATTTATTTACTACAGTTGATAATTTATATAAGTCGGCATTAATTTTAGAAAAAACGTATGTTGATGTAACTACAAATACTGTTGAGAATAATGATAAAACCACTGCTGTCTCAATACACTTAAAACCTAACTCGACTTATAAATTGTATAGTCCAACTTATCCGGAATTTGCTGTAAGGGTTTGGTTTTCAAATAAAGAGATTCCTTCGGGTGTCTTAGATAAGCCCGCTGTGACTAATTTAGCTGATGGCTATCAACAATTTTCGACTCCGGCTAGTGATGTATATTTAATTTATAACATCATTGTCCCATCTCAATTTTACGATAGTTCAAAGACACTTATTGTTAAAGATATAACGAATCGTCAATTAAATACCAAAAAAATCATTCCCAATACTTTTGATTATGGCTTGATTACTGATTTTGATCGTACGTTAGGTATTTCAAGAAATTCATACAGTTTGTTAAATGATGCAATTCATTTCCCAAATCGTTACATTAATACCGCTGATAATGTTGTCATGTCTGCCCCAGCAACTTATTCAATTGCTTGGAAATTAAGTGCAGGTGATTATTTTATCTATGCACCAGGTAAAACAACAGATCATGTATTAGCTTTTGCTAACAATTTAAGTTTGGGGTCAGTTCTAAGTCGAATAAACCTTAAGCAAACAGAAGAGTTTGACTTATATCAATTTACATTGCCTAACGACTGCTTTGTCATGATAAATACTTTGGTGCTAGGTATAGATATTCTGCACACACTGAATTTATCTAAAAGTAAAAACATCACCAAACAACGTGTTCAAACTATCGGTGATAATCTTATAGAAGCAGCAACACTTAAAGATGCTGAAACTATAGGTGAAGCATTACCCACGAAGGCGCTTGATGGTCTTTATATCAATGCAGTAGATCATGTCATTCTCGGATATGCTAATACCCGGTCTCGTATTTGTCCGGTGATGGCTGGTAAAACCTATTACATATATTCTCCGATATGGAACACAGATTATGTTGTATGGGGTTATATTCTTTCGCAAACACCTGATCGTCTTTCAAAAGTTGAAGAGTTTTCTTTAACCGACACTGAATTTAATAATGTTAAGTCATTTGTTGTGCCGGATGATGGCAAACAACGTTTTTTAATGATTAATACAATAATTCAGACCGCAATGAATATTGATTCGACTTTTAAATTATGTGTTGATAATTATTCACATGAACCCGAGATGACATCGATTAATAATCTTGGTTTGGCTGATGTTTGGTTAAGAGATCAGATTAATCAATTTCTAAAGGGGCCGCTGTCTGGTAAAAAATGGGTAGCAATTGGCGATTCAATTACTGAGCATAACTTTCGCACAAATAAGAATTATCATGATTATATACGTGAAATTGTTAGCAATTTAACTGTGTATAACTATGGTATTTCGGGAACAGGCTATAAAGATCGCTATGATGTTGCTGATACAATCACCGAAAATCCTGACATTATCACAGTGTTTTGGGGCACTAATGACTGGGATTTTGCAAATATTCCGCTTGGTGTGTTTTTAGATAGTACAACTGATACTATTTCAGGTCGAATCAATCGAGCTTTATCTAAGCTTATAGCAAAATTTCCAACCGCGTTGTTATCTGTATTCTCACCGCTTCCCAGAGCAGATAACTGGGGATCAAATGCAGCAAACAATGCTAATGGATATACGCTTGAACAATTGGTTGAGCTAATTAAGAAATATGCAGCTCACTTTTCATTACCTTTCCTTGATCTTTACCCCAGCAGTAATTTGCCCGTTT